TACTATTCTCTTTTTTTAAGAATCAGTATTCTTTTGCTGATATAACAATTGTACCTTCACCACCTAAAGTACCAGCATCTTCAATCAATGTGATTGAGGAGCTAGCAGCGTGACTAACTGCAGAAGTTGATAGCTGTCCACGTTGTACTGTTAGGTCTAGTGAAGTAATCACTGTTACCTTAACAATTTCAGCGTCAATTAAGAGGTAATCATCAACTGCTATATCAGCTGCACTAGCAACAGTCAATGTAGTATCACTAGCACTGAAGGTTGAAGATGTAGTCTGAGCAGTATCGATTCCATTCTTTAGCGAGGTTGAGTTCGCACGAATAACTTTTAATGTACCGCCATACAATAGGAACTGAGCAGCGTTGTACCAGTACTCGTAGTTGTAATCGTTAGGTCTGCCAAATACAGATAGCAACTCCTTCTCAGAAGTAATATCTACTATCTTATTGACTGGACCTTTTTCAAAGGAACCCACTACCACCGCAACATTATCAAGAGTAGCGTTAGCTACCGTAGTGAGATCCTTTTCAAGTACAACAACCCCTGGCGAAAGTTGGGTGGATGCCATTGTTTAAATCTCCTTGAAAAATTCTATCAATTAGTCTTGAAATTATTTATGATTCCCTCTGTTTCAACGGTACTCCCACATAAAAGTACGGTCTCCATATTCATCTGCGTGCCAGCGATCTCCATCTTCATCAACAAATGATTCATCATCCATACCGTCACTAATGAAACCAAATGGTGCCATATCAGCATCTATTGCTTCTCTCTGTTCTTCATACATTCTCTTACGAACATCATTGTCGTGAAGTTCTTTAAAATAATCTTGTACAGATAACCACGCAAATAAAACCAGACACATTGCAATGTCATCGTGGCATCCTTCTTCTGCTTGCCAAGACTGACCCTTTTGAATGAATGTGGTTAGTTCAGCGATAGTATCATAATCACTAATAAGTATCTTATCGTCTTCTATCAATCCTTTAAGGTTAGAACATCCTACCTTCTTTACAGTAGAACTCATCTTAACACCAAGTTGTACCTTACCACCTGAGAACCCTTGACCAACTACCTGACCAGCACGTCCTCTCATAGCACACATCAATAAGTTTTCATATTCCAAATCATACTGAACTATGTCTGCTACCTGTGCACCAACGTCATTAACTTCAATTAATATGTACGCTTCATTATATCCCTTAGCAACTTCAACAATAATATCTGGAAAGATAAGGGGTTTAATTGTATTGTTTCTATATTTGGCAACTAATTTATAAGGAATCGTAGTAGTATCAAATACAGTGAAAGCACTATAGTCTCCATCGATACCTCTCGCCACATCAACTGTGATTGTATAATTATGTTCAGGGATAGGGTCTTCATAAACGTCAAGTCCTTTGTTACTGGTTATAGGATCATCATAAGCTAATGCTCTTAGTTTAGATGCTGATATTAATGTGTCAACAGATCCTAGGAATTCACATTCAAACTCAACTCTGAACTGTTGCTCTGATGTATTACGTATGGTTTGTTCTTTCCATTCAGCATCTCTGCCTGGAACCTGAGACCAATGTACCTCAGTATGGGTGTATTCATTCGTACCACGCTCTGCATCGTGCCAGAGTTTGTAGAACATATTCATCCCGTGAGGGGTAGAAATGATAATAACCTTTGTGGACTTACCAGAAGATATAGTAGGATACACAGAACTAAAAAACTGCTCTGCAATATTATTCGGAACGAATGCGAATTCGTCCAAAAATATAACGTTAAAGGACATACCCCTAACAGCACTAGCACTAGTACTTGCAGCCAAGAGACGGCTTCCGTTCTCCAATTCCACTGACCCTTTGTTCCAGCCAATAATACCTTGCTGCATCCATTTAGGAAGATTCTCATAAGAAAGTTGTAGGCGACCCAACATTTCTCTTGCAGTGGCTGCTTTGTTTGCGAGGATTGCGACGTTGACGTTTCCGTTGAAGATGACATACCAAAGTAAATATGATGTAACAACAGTGGACTTACCCGACTGTCGTGGAAGCTTGGCAATATTGAATCGGTTATTGTGAAACCGATTCACCATCTCTTCTTGGAAGTCATACAGATCAAACGGTATGACACCCTCGTCTAGAGAAACAATCTTAATATACTTCTTAATAAAGTAGACAGGATCCTTACTACATTTGATAAACTCTTGTACCTGTTTAGGTGTAAAGTTTGTAGCAACGTTTGCCTTTTTTAGATTAGGATTGCCAAGATATATCTGATTCTCAGCCATTAGTTATTAGAATGGTCCTGCAATTTGATCAGTTGTAGTTCCGTGTCCCAACTCAGGAAGTGGGTCACCTACACTAGGTTCTATCAGATCATCGATGTCTGGTGGAGGATCTAGTGTACCTAGTTCGTATCTAATATCTCTTAACTCCTGGAAATTCTTTTGCTTGGTACCACCATCATACTCCCAAGCATATCCTTCTTCAATCATCTGTTCGTTCAAAGACTTATCATCATCCCCAACATATAACCACCCCAAAAGGCGACCATACTTACCGACACCACCCTTAAGCTCAGTTCTAATTGTGAGTTCATTGTCAGAATTCTCTACAGTATCAACTAGGGTACCCTTAAGCCAATTAGTAGCATCAATCCCTAGGGCTTTCTCCTCTAGGTCTCTTGTCCTCTTCTCTGGGGTGTCTACTCCCGCAATCCTTACCCGTTCTTTCTTGTATAAATCGAATCCAAGATCTATGGTGACATCTATCGTGTCTCCGTCCAGTACCTTGTCTATCTTTGTCACTCGGAAGTTGTAGCAGCTCTTCCTGCTCGGTGGGGTCAGTGCTCCCATAATCTAGCTCCAAATTATCTATCGCACTATTTATACTCTGTTCTACTGGGGTCCTATTCTGCTCCGACTGGTAGTCCTTGATCTTCTGCTGCCATTCGTTCCCCAGTTGAGTGGGGCTCGTCGCTAATAACGGGATTAGGATACCAATCATCATACTTGAAAATAATGTAAATGCAAATGGACACACCGATTAGGAGAATCCCAATCATAATGTTAATTGACCACAGTATCATAGCACAGAAGAGAAATCGTTTCCTTCCTTGAATATACTATAAACGCTGTGCGGGTGATTGTGTATATATTCTACATCTTCGACGGCAATGGTTCTCGCTTCAAAGGAGTCGGTAGCGTTAACGCAGATTTCTTGTCTGTGACGCTGCTCGTCCAAATACCCAACAGTGTAATGGGACATTTGACATAGCTGCAAATTACGCTAAGTATTTATTCTTCCTTAGGGCATTGTGAGGAAATATGGTCATAGCTTCCACACTTTTTACAGCAGTCTTTTTTCTCTGCTACGAACTCCTTAAAGGACTTCATTTTCCTGATACCGCTTTGTATGCTTTCTTAGCAAATGATACTGTGTCCTTGACACCTTCCTTTGCTCCTTTAGCAAATTCCTTAGCACGTTTCTCAGGTACCTTACCCTTAGCACGTTGCTTCTTGTATGCTGCTTTAGCATCTCCTACTGCCTTGTTATGCTTCTCGACACCCTTCTTAACATAGGATGTTACCTTACTTAGAACACCTTCTTTCTTAGCAGGTTTCTTAGGTTGCTTAGCTTTCACTGTCTTAACAGTAGCAACAACCTTCTTCTGTGTGGCAGCCTTCTTCTTAGCAGGAGCCTTCTTGACAGCAGCTTTCTTAGGTGCGTCATCTTCATAATTTGTATTGTCTTCATCACCATACTTATTCTTGGCAGCAGTGGTCTTAGCATACTCACCTTTACCTGCTTCCTTTCTTGCTTTGTCACCAGCATCAACCTTCGCTTTTACTTTCTCATATGAAGGTGCATTTGCTGCTGCTTTCTTTGCTTGTCTTACTGCTTCCTCAAGATATTCTGTTGGAGGATTCACAACAAAGTCAGTAAATTCTTCTAGTCCAATCTCTTCTACGATGAGATCGATACCTTCTTCGTTTATACCTTCCTCAACAAAGAAATCAGTAGCTACTTCTATGCTTGATGTTACCCATTCCTCAGTCAATACTGCCTCAGGATTAGAATCTACCAAATACTGTTTAAAACTTTTCATTAAGCTGCTCCTTTGTTGTGGTCTGGGTGTCTGGGACAATTCTTTTCGTGTTTATCTATCCAAGCCTTAGCATTCCAATGATTCTTTGGAGACTTAAGACCACAGTATATACACTCGTATTGTCCATTTTCTAACAGTTTAGCCATTAGCCAATTCCTCTGCTTTCTGATTCCATTCGGCAAATGATGAACTGCAATCAGGGGGTTGTGGGTATTTATATCCCTTCATCTTCCTCCATTTATTATGGAGTGCTCCCATCATCCAAGACTGACTGAGACTCTTTGGTCCATTCTCAAGAAGATCTAGTTCATACCTGCTAGAAGTATACCCTTTGTACTCTTCTCTCCAATTAGAATCGTCCCACTCAGTTGTCATAATGAAAGCTCCTTTTTTTAGTGTTCTTAGGATGTTTAGCACTTCTGACTTTATTGTCAGTAGTTTCACCATCTCCTCTAGGATGTTGACCTGCTTTTGTCTTACCTATATTGTAAGATGCACCAGGTTTCTTGGACTGAGTATCGTGTAAGCGTGCAGGTTTGTTACCATCTTTTGTGATAACGGATTCCTGTCCGTGTTTTCTACCAAGTCTTCTGGTTAGTTTACCAAACTTACGTTTGGACATTCCTTTACCAGGAGTGGTATGGTACGATACTTCACTTCCTTGTTTGCCATCATCGTACTTGTACTTTCCAACACTCTTCTTGTAACCGATGCCCTTCTTCTTAAGATCTTTCTCAAGACCCTTTCGTTTCTTGCGGTTCTCGGTCTCACTGTCACCACGGTCAGCAGAAATGTGACCAGTGGTTTGAGTTTTGGACTTGGTAACGGCTCTGGCTAGTCCTCCTTCAGAGATGAACTTCCCAAATGATAGCATATCATACCCTTGTGTGTGAAGGTTCATATCCACCCCCTTGACATCATTCCCCTTCTGGGCTTGCTGTACCTTCAATCTTTGCTGTTGAATTTTCTTAATATTCAACATAAGCTGCCTACGATCTAGAAGTGCACCCTTCTTTTGAATGAGCTGTAATCTGTTACTGTTACTAGATGCTCCTCCACCACTTTGCTGTGTCCTAGCAGGAGGACGCTTCTCCTTCTGAGGTTTGATCGTTAAATTTTCTGTGGGTGATTTACCGTTAGCGTCTGGCATATCAGCCTCCCACTACTTGTACCTGTTCTACCACAACACCACCGCTTCCAGATCCTGCAGTTAATTTAACCACTCTGGAAATTACAGGTATGTTACCAGCAGTAGCATCAGCAGCAGATAATGAATAATCACCTGTTGCTCCAGATGAATCAATATCAGTTGTAATGGTAGTGGCAGTAATAGCAGTTACTTTCTTTCCGTCAGTAATAGCAGATTCATATGCAGCAACAAACCCATCGGTATCTCCACCGTCTAGGGTCTCTACATAATCTCCAACACTAAATGTGTGGCGACCACCATTCGAATATCCTTCAACGGTTATTACTGAACCGTTAGCATCAGTTGCACCAACAATCTTGGAATGCTTTGGTTTACCAGCAGCAATTAATAATGCTTCTCCAGCTGCAAGTGTGATAGCAGGACCCGCGTCAACTTGAATACTAGATGCTGCAGCGCAGTAACATCGGAGTACACCCGTTTTCACTTTGATATAACCAGAACCTGAAGCACTGATTGTTTGCGTATCTAATACATTTAATACTGACATCGATTTCCTACCTATACTAGATTATTTATCCTGTTGGGACTTTAGAAATTTAGCAAGTTCAGCTGTGCTCCCAACGAACATAGTATTATTTGTAACTGGACCCGTTACCTTTGCTGGACCCTCCTCAAGTTCTTGCATTTTCTTTTGGAGATCTATTAACTTATCCGTGGTGTCTGCCACGTTCTTGATTAAGTTACCAGCAACTTCATATGATCTAGGTGAATCGGTCTGTCCAGCAACTTCAAGAATACCATCGACAGCCTCTTGTCCTTTCTCTATAAGAGAATAGAGGTTACCTCTAGTGTATTCATAATCTTTTGCGACCTGTTCCTGCTTCTGTAAGATACTAGGATCTGGTCCGACATCAACGATATCAGTTTTTTCTTTAGGTACTATAGATGTTTCTACATCGAGAGCATCTTCTATACCTTTAAACTTATTCGTCAACTCCTGTGACTGGGTTTCTTGAGAGTCCATCCTGGAAATCACTGACTAATTCATTAAATCCGAAGTTATCATCTGGATCTGCGTCAACAGGATCAGGTGTAACAGTATACCTGACTTCTCTTGCAGCAGTTACCTTACTGTCAGTTGCAGTATCGACAATAGCCTTCTTAATAAGTCCTCCAGCAGATGTGACAGGACCGTATAAGTATGTCTTACAAGTGAAAGACATTGTATATATCAAGGTTCTTCTTGTTGTATAGTCACCCTCGTAATCATCTTCATAAGAACAAGAGTTTAATACAACTGGGAAGTCTTTAACATCACCAAGTTCAGGTACCAGTTTAATAGTTAAACTGAATACTGGTTGGAAATATGGTAAGATCTGCTCAATAATTTGCAGACCATCATCCTGATTCTTAGCAAGAATTGCTAATTCAAAATCTATATTATAAGGTACTGGCATAAATGCCTTCTTCACTGCAGCGGTACCTTGTGTTTCTGGCGGTGAATACCTTATAGTTTGTGTTGGTGAAACCTTTCTTGTACTATCATATGCGAAGTTTGTTATCTCAAATGATATTCTAGGTAAGGTAATCTGAGTAGCTTGCTTACCAGTAAGGTTTCCTGTTTGTTGAAGACGTGCTAAAAACTTTTGCTTTGGACCATATGCCAAAGGCACCTTCATATATTCATAGTCGGTACCACTCTTCTTCCTAC